CCCCTGATACGTTTCCCTTTCCGGGCGCGAGTGTCGGGGATAATCTCAAAAATGAGACAGCGCCAGACCCTGCCCAAACCTACCCCACAAAGGCCAGCATCAAAGTGGCGGACAAGGCATGGAATGAGGAATACCTAGCCTGGGAAGCGGCGGGTTGCCCTGGGGGGCCTGACGCATGGCCACGCCCGCCCGCCGGCCTGACCAGCGCAATCGCATCGCGCCTGATCCCGCGCACTAATCGGAGCTACCGCAAATGGCGCTAGACCCGCCTTCCGTAGCCCGGCGCCATGTGTGGGAGGAGCTGGAAGCCTGGGCCATGGGCAAGGCTGAAACCGCCTTAGAAGGCGTTGCTAGGGCCTTTGCGCCGGAAGATAAGGATTACTTGACAAGCCGCGCGCAACTGATGCAAACCATCGCGGCGGGTGCCCGCAAGAAATTGGAGGCCAAACCGTGACACTGATCGAAAGGCGTTTCCTGCCAGCCATCGCGTTGTGGTTAACCAGCAGCGGCGCATTCTGGCTAGGAGCGCCTTGGGAATTGAGTGCGACGATCTGGGCTTGTGGCGCAATCGCGTATTTGGTGGAGCTTGGCCGTGAGCCTAAGCGGTAACGAGCCGGAAGCGGCGCAAGAGCCTGCAAAAATTACGCGCGCGCGCGCGGGCGCGAATGGTCCCGGCTGGGGCGGGCCGGCGAATGGTCCCGGCCAGATTGGCGGTCCTGGCCGGACGCCTGGCGTAAAGAACGGCGAGGGCAAGGTGGCGCAGTCCCGTGAGGCGCTGCAACACGCCGCGCCTCTGGCAATCAAGACCGTGATTGACATTGCCAGCAACACGGAAGACCCGCGCGCCTTGCAGGCGGCGCTTGCCGTGCTGAACCGTATCGGGCTGCACGAGAAGTCCGGCCTGGAAATGACCGGCGCCGATGGTGGCGCGATGATAACCCGGATCGAGCGCGTGATTATCGGCCCGGATGATGCTGAAAAATAATTCGCGCGGCCTGCATTTTTTCGCTTGACGCAGCGGACCGATGGCCCTATGTTTCGCTTATCAGCAAGGGCAATCAAGCCCGGCTGGCACGGAAGATAGTCAGATGACAAATAACGAAATCGCGCTGCAATTTATGACTTCAAACTGGCTTTCGGATTGAAAGCCGCAGTTATTTGGCCACCAAGTATCTGTTCGCCAACAGTAAGCATATGGACCGCGTTTCTTTCGGGGATCGTGGCGTAAGCGGTTCTTTGGCCATAAAATTTGATCGGATGGAAAAGTTTATGGGCCACGCCCGGCTGCATGGGCTTAATCCGGTCATTGTTTCAGAATGACCGAGGCACAACACACCGCTCATGCCGCGCAAATGGAAAGCGCGGCAATGGCTGCCAGGGAGGAGGCGCTAATTGCGGCGCTACGCGAGGCGCGCAGCTATTTGCGCCCGCCTACAGGCTCGCGATGGGTGCATCCTGACATATACGCGGTTGATGCAATTGACCGGGGCTTGAAAGCCGTGGGGTTAAAGCCATGACCCCCACCCGCTTTCGCGAATGCCTTGACGCGCTGCATTGGACGCAGCGCGGTTTGGCGCGCATCCTCAACCGCTCCGAAGGCACTGTCCGGCAATGGGCGCGCGGCGCTGTGCGGATACCGGACGATGTGGCGGCTTGGCTGGAGCAAAACGCCCGCTTCATGCAATCGGCGCCAATCCCGCGTCGTGACTGAATGCCCCTTGGTTCTTTCACCGCTGGCGCCCGGCTGGCGGATCGACCTGACCAGCGCGACCCCGAAAGGGCGAGCGTCAACACGGCCCAAGGGGTTCTCATGACTCCGTGATGGTCGGGACCGGGCATATTGACATGGCGCAAAGCTAGCGCCAGATTAGCGGCGCGATAACCCGAAAGGCCTCGCCATGATCCCTGAGAATGTCATCACCCAAAACGAAGCATCGCAACGCCTTGGCGTGTCGCGTGTGGCCCTGTGGAATTGGCGCAAGGCTGGCAGGGGTCCGGCTGTGGTCATGATCGGCAACCGCCCGCACTATGACGCGACCGAGGTTGAAGCCTTCGCAGCGCAGCGCCTGGCAGCGGGCAGGAAGAGCGCCGCGCCGGCTGAATGACCGCGCTACGGATTGAGACCCCGCGATGGGCAAGGCCGCTTCTGGCGCCAGCCCGATACAAAGGCGCATGGGGCGGGCGAGGGTCCGGCAAGTCGCATTTCTTTGCCGAGGCGCTGATAGAGGCGCATATCCTTGACCCAACTACGTCCAGCGTATGCGTCCGAGAAGTTCAGAAAAGCCTAGCGCAATCCGTCAAGCGCCTGCTGGAAGCCAAGATCGAAAGCCTAGGCGCGGCGGATCATTTCGAAGTGCAGGAAGCCGTGATCAAAAACCGGCGCGGCAAGGGGCTGATCATCTTCCAAGGGATGCAGACCCACACGGCGGACAGCATTAAGTCCCTGGAAGGCTATGACCGCGCTTGGGTGGAAGAGGCGCAATCCCTATCGCAGCGCAGCCTTGACTTGTTGCGCCCGACCATCCGCCGGCCAGGCTCGGAGCTTTGGTTCAGCTGGAACCCGCACCAAGACACAGACCCGGTTGACGCGCTGCTGCGAGGCCCGGAGCCGCCCCCAGATGCCAGGGTGGTGTCTGTGAATTGGTATGACAATCCCTGGTTTCCGGACGTGCTGCGCCGCGAAATGGAGTATGACCGGGCGCGCGACCCGGACAAATACGCCCATGTCTGGGGCGGCGGGTATGTGTCCAACAGCGAGGCGCGCGTCTTCCGAAACTGGAAGATTGAGGAGTTTGACGCGCCGCCTGACGCAATCCATCGCCTCGGCGCCGATTGGGGCTTTGCGGTTGATCCTACCGTGCTGGTGCGGTGCCATATCGTGGGGCGGAAGCTTTACATAGACCACGAAGCCTACCGGATCGGCTGCGAGATACCGGACACGCCAGATCTGTTTATGACCATTCCCGAGGCCGAGAAGTGGCCCTTGACGGCGGATAGTGCCAGGCCTGAGACCATTAGCTACATGCGAAAGCACGGCTTCCCAAAGATTGTGCCCGCCGTGAAGGGGCCAAAGAGCGTCGAGGATGGCATTGAGTGGTTGAAATCCTTCGACATTGTGGTGCATCCTAGGTGCCGGCATACGATAGACGAGCTAACCGCTTACTCGTTCAAAACTGACCCGTTAACAGGCAAAGTGCTGCCGGTGCTTAACGATAAGGCAAACCATGTAATAGATGCCTTGCGTTACGCTTGCGAAGGGGCTAGAAGGGCAAACGTGGCGCGCCCTCCCCCGGTGGTGGTGCAGCCGGTAGTGCATCACTGGAGGTAGCCTGACCCCATGGCGCGGATGTCTAAAGAGCAATACCTCGCCAACCTCCACGCCGAGGCAATGACCCAATTTGACCGCATTCAAAGCGCCTTGCGTGCCGAGCGCTTGCAATGCTTGGATGATCGGCGCTTCTATTCCATCGCCGGCGCGCAATGGGAAGGCCCGCTCGGGGCGCAGTTTGAAGCCAAGCCCCGGTTTGAGGTGAATAAGGTTCACCTGGCAGTTATGCGGGTAATCAATGAGTACCGCAATAACAGGATCAGCGCCGCTTTTGTCAGTAAGGAAGGCGCCGAATATGACAAGCTGGCCGATACTTGCGCCGAGCTATTTCGCGCCGATGAGCAAGATAGCGTGGCGACGGAAGCCTATGACAATGCTTTCGAAGAGGCGGTAGGTGGCGGTTTTGGCTCCTTTCGGTTGCATACTGAGTATGAGAACGAGGAAGATGACGACGACGAAAAGCAGCGCATCCGCATCGCGCCGATCTTCGACGCGGACAGTTCCGTGTTCTTTGACCTTGACGCCAAGCGCCAAGACAAGGCGGACGCCAAGCATTGCTTTGTGCTGACAAGCCAAAGCCGCGCCAGCTATGAGGAAGAATGGGGTGATGACCCGTCAAGCTGGCCAAAGGATATTAAGCGCAACGAGTTCGATTGGTGGACGCCTGATATAGTCTATGTGGCGGAATACTACCGGCTTGAGATGCAATCTGAGACTATCCGCATTTTCCGGCACCTTGACAATAGCGAGGTTCGGCATTCGGAGAAAGATTTTGAAGAAGATAAAGAGCTAGAAGCGCAGCTAAAAGCGCTTGGCGCGATGGAAGTGCGGCAAAAGAAGGTGAAACGGCGCCGGGTGCGTAAATACATCTTGAGCGGTAATGCGGTGCTGGAAGATTGCGGCTACATTGCCGGGCGGCATATCCCCATCGTGCCGGTTTATGGCAAGCGCTGGTTTGTGGATAACGTGGAACGGTGCATGGGTGTGGTGCGGTTGGCTAAGGACGCGCAACGACTGAAGAACATGCAAGTCTCAAAGCTTGGCGAAATTGCGGCGCTTTCCAGTATCGAAAAACCCATCCTATTCCCTGAGCAAGTCGCCGGCCATCAGCAAATTTGGACGGATGATAACATAAAGAATTACCCCTATCTTCTGATCAATCCGGTGACTGACGCGACCGGGCAGCAACAGAATTTACCGCCTGTGGCCTATACCAAGGCGCCGAACATACCGCCCGCACTTGCCGCCGTGTTGCAGGTGACGGAGATGGATATCAAGGAAATCCTGGGCAATCAAGGCGAAGCTGACAAGATGGTTAGCAACATCTCGGGCAAGGCCGTCGAGATGATACAGCAGCGACTTGATATGCAATCCTTCATTTACATGTCCAACTTTGCCAAAGCCGTGAAGCGCGCTGGCGAAATTTGGCTAGGCATGGCCAAAGAGGTTTACGTTGAAGAAGGCCGCACCATGAAGGGCATGGGCGAGCAAGGCGAAGTCACCAGCATTGAGCTAATGAAGCCGATGATGCGCGATGGCGAAATGGAAACGGATAACGATTTATCCGAGGCTGATTTTGATGTTGCCGTGACGGTGGGGCCAACATCCGAGAGCCGGCGCGCTGCCACAGTGCGGGCGATTACCGGAATGCTGGCGATTACCAGTGACCCGGAGACTGCCAAGGTATTGCAGGCCATGGCCATGATGAACATGGAGGGCGAGGGCATTTCCGATGTTCGTGACTATTTCCGTAAGCAGCTTGTGACGCTTGGCGTCTTGAAGCCGACTGAGGAAGAAGCGCAGCAGCTTGCCGAAATGCAGCAGCAGGCGCAGCAACCTACGCCAGAGCAACAATATCTATTGAGCCAGGCGCAAAAAACGCTTGCCGAGGTAGAAAAGATTAAGGCCGAGGCGCAGAAGCTGGCCACGGAATACGATCCCGCCACTGTCCAGCTTGAGCGCGATTTTGAAACGCAAAAGCTGGTCATGGAAAACGAAAAGGAGCGCATGAAGGTAGAGATTGCGCGCCTGCAAGCTGAGGTTGCCAAGGTTAAGGCGCTATCAGAATTGGAAGGGGAGCGTGAGCGCACGCGCGCTACGATTGAAGCGCCGCGCCGCGAGGGAGCGAGTGTGGCGCCAATGGTGGTGGTGGATAGAGACGGCAAGATGGCCGATGTAATTCAGCCCACAGTCGAGGCGATGACGCTTGCCTTAGCCCAAACCAGCGAGGCGCTAGAAGCTTTGAGCGAAACGCAATCCTCGCTTTTGCAGGAAATGGTGGCAATGAAAGGCGCTGCAAACAGGCCGCGCAACACGCGCCTTAAGGTGGTGAAGCGTCCCGATGGTAGCTATGAAGGCGAAAGGATTGAGGACTGATGGCCGTTCAATTATCCGTAGCAGTGCGCAATGCGCGGCTTGATAGTATCGAAAGCACAACGGGCACCGCCCCGACGCTGGAAATCCGCACAGGCGCGCAGCCGACGAATTGCG